TTTTAACAACGTTTTCAGTAACCCTTACTTTACCATGATTAATCGACATAAAATTGTCATTCATTCCATAAGAAATAGTTAAAAACCCACTTGATAAACCTGCTTCGACTTTAGTTACAGAAGTCACAAGGTTTCCTGAATATCTTTTCATAGTTGAAATCTCAAAAGTTTGACCTTTTTCGGTTCTTATAGTTTTTGCTTCCCATTCACCTCTCATGTTCTTTGAAACTCTGGTTTCTAACTCTTTTACTTGATTTTTCATGATTCTCGATTTTTAAATTAAATAATTTGATTTTTAACTACACAACAAAGATAATAAATTTTTTCTTATATAAAAACTTTTTATATAAAAATTTCTGAAAAATTTTCAATATAATTTGTGAGTCTTATTATTTCTTTTTCATATTCTTTAGCTAAATTTGAATATTCTTTAGCTTCCCATGTTTCTAAATTACCAACTGCAAGTGCATTGTTTACGTAGTTTAATTGACCTTTAATGTTGCTTAATTGTTCGATTGCATTCATAATTCTCGATTTTTAATTATTAATTACAATACAAATATACTGCTTTTATTTGAATATAAAAACTTTTTATATAAAAATCTTTATTTTATTTTATTTCTTTTTATAAGCCTTTGGTTTATAGTTTCTTTTATCTTGAAACTTTTTATAAAGTTTTTCATTTACGATTCCTGTTTTATGAGAATCCACTAAAATAGCCTTTTCATCTTTACCTACATTGTTATCGTACATACTATATTCATCAACCAGATCTTTTATCTTATTATAAACATCAACAGATTCAATATGACTCTTTTCAAGAATATCTTCACCAACCTTTCTTCCAGATCTTTTAAATCTTGCTTTTTCTCTTATCTTAGCCTCATCAATATCTGTGCTAACATTTATCAATTTTATATTATAACCTTTATTTTTTAAAGATTTAATCATGTCCAAAGATTTATCCATATTGGAAAATGTACCATCATTTACAAAATTAAGTTTATTGCTTATCGCAAATTTTCTTGCTCTCTTTCCAAGGTGAGAACTCTCCTCATGAACATTATTAGCAGCTCCTAATCGTTTAAATTTATTATATTCTGGTATTTTCTTCTTAAAATCATCAACATCAAGATGAGCAAACTTCTCACCAACGCTATTCATTATCTCTTCAAGTATAGGTTTAGTTACAGTTCCTTTACCTGATGCTGTACCTCCCATAACAATCACACATGTTGGTGTGCCTTTAGCTGGCTTAATACCCCTAAACGTATCATTCAATATACCATAGTGAACATCTTTAACTCTTTTTATATTCCATTTATTATTTCTAAAATATCTATCAGTAGTGTTGTAGGAAGCCTTGTCTAATTTATTACTAAATCCATAACTCTGTCCAACTCTACCTAATTTTCTATTCTCAGCTGTGTCCTTGTAAAACCCTGATCTGGCTTTTTCAAGGATTTCTTCTTGGTCAACACCCTTCATTATGTCTTGGTTCATCTCAAAGGCTTCAGTTCCTATAATGTGTTTTTCAACATTAAATCTTCTTAAAAATAGTTCTTTATTCATAGCTCTTCAATTAGATCAAATTGGTCGATTCTTCTTACATCATTCACACACACCCTTATCCATGGAACATCAGGAGATTGCTGTATGCACAGCATATCAGGCATATTGTCGTCCTTATAACACAAGTTCCTACTAACATAATATTCTCTACCGTCAAATTCCACCCTTGTTCCAACCGAAAAGAAAGACTTCTTGTCATGAATACCCAACACACCTCTCTGATAGTCATCCCTGTACTGAAAATTAGGAAGTCCTGCATTGTTGAAGAACTCATCAGCGTACTTCTGCTTTATGTGATCGTCTGTGAAGATAGAAGCTCTACCTACCTTCAAAGTTATGGTCTTGATCGTCTCCTTCTTCTTTTCGCAGAAATCGATGTACTTTTCTTTGAACGGAGATCTGTATATCTTTGACCTCAACATATAACTAAGATATTCCAGTTGCAATATGCTTATGTAATCCTGAATTGGAATATTTCGACTCTTTCTCTTTTCTTCCATTTTTAAAAAATTTTCTTTAGGTTGGTTTGATAAAATTCTAATCCTCTCTTTTTATTATTATAATATAACAAGAACTCTTCAATAGAAAGATCTCCTGGATCCTTATCTCCTTTCAGAGCTACTCCATATATGTTTTCAAATCTGTGAGCATATTTCATCACATACTTTTCTATCTCCTTTAGAGCATCAGGGTCATACATCAGGGTAAGATCCTTGATACCTTTCTCAACAAGAAGATCGACCTGCTCTTCTGAAAGAGACTTTCCAAACGTGAACCCACAGCCCTCTTCTATACCCAAGCTTTTCAATATATTTGACACATTCTGCTCGTCAAACAACCCCTCTACCAATATGCAGCTACTGTGAACAATATTGTCAAGGTTACCAACCATCTCGCTGAACTCAGTCCCTTCACTGTTGTAATACCTTAAAACCAAACTTGCCTCCTTGTTCTTAAAATCCTTCAGATTCTGTTTGTGCCACTCCTTGCTCATCCTTGATCGAGCCAACCAGCTCTTCAACTCTCCGTTCTGATATATAGGAAAGATTAAATGATTCTTCAGCTTGTGGTCTGTTGATACGCCTATATGGTACTTTTTGTAGTCAGAAGGTATAAAACCTCGCCTATCAAGATAATCGTCGTAATATATACGTGTATAACCTCCAGGAAGACATACAACCTTTCTATCTCTATCTTCTGATTCTTCTACGACCTTTTCTAAAGATTTAAGCTGATTCTTAACAGGGGCAGAGAATCCTTCTATGAGATCTCTTCTATTTATCTTAATAAGATAATTGTACAAGGAATCAGATTCCCCACAGCGCATGCATGTGACAACTGCTCCATCGTTTGTAAACAAAATTCCAAACTTGTCAGAACGTTCACAACCAAATATGCAAGGGGTGTTATCGGAGTGCATCCACCCTTTGTTGCCAAAAGGTCTTAGGTTTAATTCTGATATGATTTTTTGTTGGTTCAAGATTATCTATGTAAAATTATTCTATTTTTAATAGAATCGAATGAACTTAAATTATTTTTTACAGTTTCAGGTAAATTATTAAACTCTTTTTTTGCTTTATCATAAGCTTCTCCAGATGGAAAATTTATTACAACCATTTTCTTCTTTTGATCTTCTAACCCCATTAAATCTTTTCCCGAATAATCTTTAACTCCTCCATATTTTTTAAGCCAAGAAGATTCGTCTATTCCTTCTTTCTTCTCAGAAGGTTTCTTTCCATACTTTTCAAGTAATTCTTTGCCTTTATCTGAACGTGCCTCCCAAGAAGTAGTTTCTCCATTTTTATGATATATTGTTACATATTCACCTTCTTTTTCAACCCTGTCAATCTTTTTACCTTCTAAATATTGCTGTCTTCTATCCATAGGTTCTTTCTTCTCAGAAGATTGTTGTTTTAATTCTTCTTTGTTCTGTGTTGAGTCTTTCTTAGGAGGTTCTGAAATTACCTTATCTTTCAACATTCTTTTGATTTCACTTTCTTTCATAGTTTTTAATCTATTTTCAGTTTGACTAAAAACTTCATAAGATGGCTCAGAAAGTCCTGTATGAATTTTAGTAATTTTTAATTTTCCAAAATCATCACCTACTTTAAAAGAATGTGAATCTTCTTTTGGATCTTTACCTTCTTTTTTCTTTGGATCTTTCTTGTACTTCTTGCCAACAAGTCCGTGCTTGCGGTTGTAGGCATTGTCCTTGTAATAACCTGTTCTTGCTTTTTCTAAGATTTCTTCTTGATCGATTCCTTTCATTATATCCTGATTCATCTCAAAAGCTTCAGTTCCTTCTATGGACTTCTCTATGTTGAAACGACGCATAAATTCTCTCTTGTTTATCTCTCCTAAAAACTCATTCATGATTGTATATTTTTAACGTTAAAATTGAAATATTTTATAAATATATAAAAATTTCTTTAAACTTTTTCTCTTTCCTCATACATTTTTAAACTTTTGATTCTGTCGTAGAACCTTCCCTTGTCGTATGCTGTCTTTATCTTAAACACACTCTGTTTGGCTTTGTAATTTCTAAGCTTATCAATATATATGCGCATTATGTTGTTCTTGCTCTCCTCTATGGTCTGATTCCCAGAGAATATATATGAGAAAGACTTTGCCAGCGTTCTGTCCGCCTCTGTATCACTTCGTGTTATAACAAAGTCAGGGTCATTCCACTGATTGAACGGTATATCCTTTGTCTGAGCAGCTGTTATGCACCTTGTATTGAATTCGACTGCAATATTCTTCATAAGCTCCGCAACCCGATTCAACTTCTTCTTTTCAAAGGCTGGGTCTGTGTCAAGTTTCTTGTTCTCACCTGTGGTCAATAATTGAAGGTAGTCAAGTATGACAAAGTCAGGAAAGAACCCATTTATCTTTTGATATTCAACAATCAAATCTCTCACTTCAAACATGCTCACGTTCTCAAACTTCTCAAAAGAATAGATAAACAGCTCCTTACCCATGGTATTCATCTCCTTTATCTTCTTCTCAATCATTGGAAGCTTGTTGGCTGGAATGTTGCTCTTCTTAAGATCGTGAAATGACACCTTTGTCCACATCTCTGTGTACTTGTCATAAACCTCATCACGACTACCCTCCAGCTGTATGTGAAGAACATTGTAACCTAACTGGCATGCCTTCATTCCTGTATATCTCAATACAGTTGACTTACCTATTCCTGAACGCATTATCCATAGAACAGTATCAGTCTTGTCAATTCCTCCAAACGTAATATCATCAAGAACGTCTATTGAAAAAGGCACTTTCTCGTGGTCTCTCTCTCCAGCTTCTTTCTTTATCTCTCTCTCTTTTTGAAAGTCATTGAAGTCAGCAAACAACCTCAAGAACCTATTAGCCTCGTTCTTCAGTGAAAAATTGACTATCTCAAGAGACTTCTGAGCCTGATATTCCATCGCCTCTTCTATTCGCCCCTCGCTATACATATCAACTATCTTATTGTTCAATAGCTTAAATTCTTGATTCTTTATGAATTGCTGAATCTGATCAAGTGCTTGATCCTTTGATATTACATCTGCGTCCTTTATCTGTGTGATAGCTTCCTGAACGTCCACATCAGATATGTGCTGTTGACTCACAATCCCAAAGGTTATCATCTCCTCAGAATTGCTGTTCTTTATGCTCTTCAGAACCTTCTTGTACTGACGCCACTCATCAGGAATATGACTGTATTCAACAAATTCCCTAACTACAAGATTTATATCCTTATTTAAAAATGCAAGCCTAAATAGCTCGTTTATAAAGTTGTGTGAAAGTTTATTTTCGGACATGTTTCATGATTTTCTCGATTGTTGGTTAAATATAACAAAATTAAACGTAATATATACTTGGGTTTACAAAATTATCTATCAAATTTCTAAGAGCCAACCACAGACTCATAGCTGAATCGTCATGTTCTGATATAGATTCCAATGTCCCCTTATCCTCATTATAACCTATTGAATTCAATTCTGAACACACCTGCATCACCGTATCCCTTGTGTCCTCCTTATATGGAAACTTTATCTCTCCTCTCTCAAAGAATGCTGAAAGAGCTGCTAATCCGCTAAACTCATCCTTCTTATTTGAACCTGTTGTGGTAAAATCCTCAACATTCTTCAATCCTCTTTGGCGAACCAATTCAGCTATATTTCCCTGAAATCCATTGGCTTCGCATATGATCTTATTCGGTCTAAAAGCATTGTCAAGCTGAACTATCTTATTCACTTGCTCATTCAACGATGCCCCTCTCTTTCTCCAAACATGAAGAAGATAATATTGTTTATTGTCGTCAACCCCACACACGGTGTACACTGTATAATCTGCACCAACGTTAGCTGATTTGGCAAAATCACACCCAACAACAACCTTTCTCAACTTTATTGGAAACGAAGATATATTGTCAACTAAAGATACCCTCTCCATACCCATAAACGAGCGTTCTAAGAATTCCCACGGAAATATCGTGGTGTCGTCTGATACAGGAGATACAAGAATCTCTCTTGAAAACACTATACTCCCTAACGTCTTCTTCATATCCATAAGGTATCTGAAGGTAAACCTATCAGGTGCCAATATCTGACCATTAGGAAAGACTCCTGGGTATTCAAAAACTTTAAATCTGTGATCTTGTTTTAAATCCCCATAAAGATCTGCATTATGAAACGGTGTTCCTGATACAAGATTGTATCCTCCAGGTTCTACTATATTCATTATCTCAGCATAGAACACCTCGTGAAACTTGTTGCGCTGATCTTTTGAATAAAGAGCTGAATTATTCAAGAAGTCATCAGTTATTGACATACCTATATGAAGCCCACGAATCTGACTTCCAGAAGATCTCAAGTGAAGCATACTTCCAGTATCTGTGGTCACACTCTCTTTTCCTATTGCAGCTCTTTTCTTGTTTAATTTGTTTGAAAGTATATCGTTTGTTCTTATCTCTTCTGTGATCTTACCAATATGTAACCCACCTAATCTGCTCTCATTGGTAATTATTGCTGTCTCTTTTCTGTTTATATTGTC